CTACGCAGGTTGGGTATGTCTTGAAGGTCGGGGAACTGGCGTATCAGGACGGGGACAAGTTTCCAGATGGTCCGTGGTGCGCGAAGGGTGATTGGGTAATGTTTGCCCGTTACGCGGGTTCGCGGTTCAAGATCGACGGTGGCGAGGTCCGTATTCTTAATGATGACGAGGTTTTGGCTAAAATCTCTAATCCCGAAGATATTTTGCATTTCTAGGAGAAAAAAATGGCAGAAAACGATCAAATTGAATTAGAACTGGAGGGTTCTGAAGCGACGGAGGTTCAAGTTGAGGCTCCTCCCTCTGATGGGGGAGAGGATCAGTTTGAACAAGCGGAAAACGCTACTCAATCTCGCATAAACCGCCTTACGAAGAAGATGCGCGAGGCGGAGCGGCGTGAAAACGAGGCTTTAAACTACGCAAAGCAGGTTCAGGCGGAAGCTAATTCGTTAAAACAGCGTATGTCTAGTTTGGATAACAGCTACGTTAACGAGTATTCAACGCGTGTGGAGACACAGCTTGCTCAAACTGAGAAAGATATGGCTCGGGCTATGGAGCTTGGTGATACGCAAGCGGCGGTAGAGGCTCAACGCAAGTTAACTTCTCTTTCTATTGAGAACGACAGGGCTTCTCAGGCTAAAATGCAGCAGGAGCGCCAGCGGCAAACCGCGGCTCAACCGCAACAGCAGCAGGTGCAGCAACAGCCGCAACAGCAGCAGGTTAGACGCCCCGACCGTAAAGCGGAAGAATGGGCAGAACAAAACGAATGGTTTGGTCAAGACGAGGCCATGACTTTTGCTGCTTTTGGTATTCATAAAAAGCTGGTTGAAGACGAAGGGTTTGACCCGCAGAGCGATGACTACTATAATGAACTAGATCAGCGCATTTCGGATAAGTTTAGAGTGCCTGCAAACACTACCAGTAGACGGCCCGCACAGACGGTTGCTGGAGTTTCAAGAAGTACCTCTGGGCGCAGTGGAAAGAAGGTTAGACTCACCCCTAGCCAAGTCGCAATAGCGAAAAAATTGGGTGTGCCACTAAGTGAATACGCGAAATACGTGAAGGATTAAGGCTATGACAGACAGAACTCCTCGCGCTAACAAAACTAGGGAAAAAACGGTTGCGCGTAAGCCGTGGGCTCCCCCGTCTATGCTAGACGCACCACCTGCACCGGATGGATATAAGCATCGTTGGATTCGTTCCGAAACTCGGGGCTTTGACGATACTAAAAACATTAGCGCCAAGATGCGCGAAGGTTGGGAACTTGTTCGTAAGGACGAATATCCTGACTTTGAATCTCCGGTAGTTGAATCAGGTAAATACGAAGGTGTATTTGGAATTGGCGGTTTGATGCTGGCTCGTATCCCAGAAGAAACAGTTGCGGAAAGAACGGCCTATTTCTCTAATAGAAATAGGGATCAGATGGAAGCAGTTGATTCGGACATGATGCGAGAGAATGCACACTCAACCATGACGATCAATAAACCGGATCGTCAGTCTCGTGTAACCTTTGGTGGACCTAGAAAGAACTAGCTCCTCCTTTACTGGAGAAAGATAATGGCGAATACAGAAACGTCTTATGGTCTTCGTCCGATAAGCAGACAGGGTTCTTCTGTTTCTTCTACGGGCATGACCGAGTATCGTATCGCGTCTGACAACTCTAATCCTATTTTTCAAGGCATGGCGGTTATTCCGTTGGCTGCGGGCGTCATTGACGATCTGCAAGCTGCGGCAGGCGGCAACGTTGCGATTTGTGGGGTTTTTGGCGGATGTGAATACGTCTCAAGCACTACAGGAAAACCAGTGTTTTCTAACTTTTGGCCCGGATCAGGCGCGGACAGCGACTTTCCGGTCAAAGCCTTCTTGTACGACGATCCCAATCAGTTGTTTCGGATTGCAACATCTAATGTTGTGTCTGCGGCAAACACTGAAGCAGAGATTCGTGCTGCGGTTTTTGCAAACATTGCGTTTGCAACAGGTAACAGCGGTTCGACTACTACTGGGTTGTCTTCAGCCACGGCTGACTTGAACACAATTGCAACCACCAACACTTTGGCTCTCAGAATTATGGGTATCTTAGACGATCCTGCTAATAATGACTTCACAAGTGCGGGTATCCCTCTCATTGTTCGTATAAACAACCACTTCAATGCGCCTACAGGCTCTATTGCAGCGGCTACTGTTTCTACGACAGGCGTATAAGGAGCTTAAATTATGGCTATTTCTCGCGCACAACTAGCAAAAGAGCTAGAACCGGGACTAAACGCACTGTTTGGGCTGGAGTACGGACGTTACGAAAACGAGCATAGTGAAATCTTTGAAGAAGAAAGCTCTGATCGGGCGTTCGAAGAAGAAGTGATGCTCGGAGGGTTTGCAACAGCACCTGTTAAGAGTGAGGGTGGAGCAATTTCTTTTGATGATGCTCAAGAGACTTACACCGCTCGGTACACTCACGAAACCATTGCGCTTGCGTTCTCTATCACAGAGGAAGCAATCGAAGACAATCTTTATGATCGTCTGGCTTCGCGTTACACCAAAGCGTTGGCTCGTTCGATGGCTACAACAAAACAGATCAAAGCTGCAGCTATCCTAAACAACGCGTTCTCTACTGGTGCTAATGCAATAGGTGACGGCGCAGCATTGTGTTCTTCGGCTCACCCTTCTCTGTCCGGAAACCAAAGAAACTTGCTGTCTACAGCGGCTGATCTTAACGAGACTTCGTTAGAGCAGATGTTAATTGACATTGCAGGGTTTACGGATGAGCGCGGTTTAAAAATCGCGGTTCGTGGTACGAAGCTCATTATTCCAAAAGAGCTTCAGTTTATTGCAGAGCGGGTTATGAACTCTAATCTGCGTAGTGGCACTGCGGACAATGACAACAACGCGATGAAGAACATGGGCATGTTGCCAGAAGGGGCGTCTGTAAATCACTTCCTTACTGACACAGACGCGTTCTTTATTAAAACTGACGCACCTAACGGCTTTAAGTACTTTAACCGTGCTGCGATCAAGACTGCTATGGAAGGCGACTTTGATACGGGCAACATGCGGTTTAAAGCGCGTGAGCGTTACTCGTTTGGTGTATCGGATTGGCGCTGCGTCTTTGGAACCCCCGGAGCGTAAGTCAATCACATCCTTGTGTTTTAAGGGGCAGCTTCGGTTGCCCCTTTCTTTTTTGTATTTACTACGGTATGGTTCAGCATTCCTGACAGTCACAAGGTGTGGCTGACTTAACCCACGACAGGAGATAATCATGGGTAATTCTACTTTTTCGGGTCCGGTTCGTTCTGAGGGCGGATTCCAAGTCGTTTCTAAGAACGCTACCACGGGCGCAATTACTACTGTTGCAAACACCGCTTCTACAGGGATTGTTACTAATAAGTATGTAAAGCACGTTGGTTTTGCTACTGGAGTTACAGTAAACACTACCGCGGGTGACAGCCCTACGATTGGTGAGTTCACACAACCAGCAAACACAATTATCACGGACATTAAGATTTTTTGTGATACTTCGCCAGTGATCGGCACAGGTGATATTGGTTATGAGGTTGGAACTTCTAGCTCTGGCGCACAGATCGTTGCGGCTCAGACAGATGAAATCTTAGATGGTGGTACAACTGTTGTTGAGCATAACGTAACTGTAACCGCGTTGGTTTTGCAAACTCAGGACGGCACTACTGCTCCGGCTTCGGTTCAATACACCTCGGCAGAACGTACAATCTACTGTAACATTACCAACACGGTTGACGCCACTACCGCGGGTTCGTTTACGTTCATCATTGAGTATGTGCAAATCGCATAAATAGGAGCGTGATATGGCAGATGCTGTAACGTCACAGACACTTATCGACGGCGGCAAACAAGTCGTCATGAAATTTACAAACGTTTCAGATGGAACGGGTGAGAGTGCTGTAACCAAGGTAGATGTTTCTGCGTTAGAAACCAGTGTAGATGGTGACACTTGTACTGGTGTTGTTATTGAGCGCATTTGGTGGCAGTGCATTGGTATGAAAGTCAAGATTTTGTTTGACGCAACCACCGACGCGTTTTGCATTGAGCTTGGTGAGAACCAGAGTGGGGATCACGATTACACTTCTTTTGGCGGCTTAACTAACAACGCGGGTAGTGGAAAGACGGGCGACATTAACTTTACTACGGTGGGTCACACTAGCGCGGACACCTATACGATAATTTTGTACATGCGTAAGAAGTATGACTAAGGGCAAGATGCCTGCGCGAAACAAGAAGAATTTCCGTCCCACTAAATCTGGGGCGGGAATGACGGAAAAAGGCGTAAAAGCCTACAGAGCTAAAAACCCCGGATCGAAGCTTCAGACAGCGGTTACGGGCAAGGTTAAAGCGGGAAGCAAAGACGCCAAACGGCGCAAGTCTTTTTGTGCAAGGTCCGCGGGTCAGATGAAGAAGTTTCCAAAGGCGGCTAAAGACCCTAATAGTCGTTTGCGACAGGCTAGAAAAAGGTGGAAGTGTTGACATGAAGCGCGATGTTTTTTCAGGTTTATGTGGCGCAGCTTTTTTAGCTTATTTGGGGTGGATGGGCGTCACACTGTTTGAACTACACACGCTAACAGCACTTCTTCATGCAGACACCGAGGAACTACTTAAAGTTGTTGAGAACAACACAGTTAAGATAAAAGAATTAGCTAAATACTACGATTAAAGGAGAAACCGTTAATGGCCTATTCACGTAAGTCCAAAGGTGCGTCCAAGAAATCTAAGGGTAGCAAGATTTGTCCTGCGGGAAAAGCTTGGGCTCAAAGAACTTTTGATACTTATCCTTCCGCTTATGCTAATATGGCTGCATCTAAGTATTGCAAGGACCCGAACTATGCCAAGGGAGCCAAGGGTAAGAAGAAGAAGGCGTCAGCGTAATGGGTGCTTTAAAAGATTGGGTAAAACAGGATTGGGTTAGGATTGGGACCGATGGAAAGATTAAAGGTAAATGTGGCACTTCGAAAGATAAAAAGAACCCTGATCGATGCTTGCCTCGGTCTAAAGCGGCTTCTCTTTCCCAATCTCAAAGAGCTTCAACGGCTCAGAAGAAAAAACGAGAAGGTTCTAAAGGTAAAACAAACGTCAAAAACACCAAAGCCGCTGAAGTTAAACATGCAAGGTTTGGCGGAGAAATATCCAACCAAAAACAATCCCGCAAGAGGCCCGCGCCGAAAAAAATGAGCGACGGAGGGCAGGTTGCACGAGGATGTGGGATAGTTCTGGCGAAAAATCGTAAAAGAACAAAACTTCCGTACAGAAATTCGGTCATCACATAAGGAGACTAACATGGCTGTTAAGAAAAAGAAGAAGGCAAAAGGTTACGCGGCGGGCGGCAAGGTACGTCGCATGTCTAAAGGTGGCGCAATGGGCGGCAAGATGCCCCGTCGCATGTCTAAAGGCGGAGCGATGGGTGGTAAGATGCCTCCTAAAATGATGGGCGGAGGTGCTTCTATGACGTTGCCTCAACTTAGAGCGGCAGCAAAACAACGGGGCATGACGCTTTCGCCTATGAAGAAAATGGCAAAAGGCGGCAAGGTTAAAAAATAATTCATGGCATATCTGTATTCTAACGTGCCGTATTTTAAGGCGTGGGTGAGGCGTGAGTATACACACAATCATCAAAAGTATCATGGCGAGTTCTTACACGCTATGGTGATAGGCGTCACAACTTTGCCAAATAGATGCTTGAGCTTTCAAGTTATGTTTACGGGCAGTGCTGCAGAGGGGGAGGACGAGGATGAAGTTCATGGTGGTGCCATGTGGGCAAGAATGCCTATAACGGCATTAGTTGGAGATATACCTTTGGAGGAATGGCCTGAACCTATGGAGACGTATGCCGTGCAGCCTTGGGACTGTGCGTCGCATCATCATTCGGTTTTTGTCATGGATAGAACCACGCCTTGTCCTTGGCTGGCAAAAATAAATGGCGAAATGTATCCAGCTAAATACTTGTTTACGGTAGATTATACGGAAAGCGAGATAGCGGATGATCCTGCGCAGCATAAGCAGAGTCATGTTTTGCAGCTTTTAGAAGCGGGTAGTTGGACAGGAAACATAGTAGCCTTACCAAACAACCGCGTTAGAGTTACGCATCCCGCGTGGTTTGTTACAGGTGAGGGGCCCCCTGACTTCAAACCTTCTCAGCATGTACATTACTCTAAATCTGATTTAGACTACACCTTAGACGTTAATCGAATATTCGATAATCTGTACAACGAGGAATGACATGGCGGTTTCAAACAGCGTAGATTTCGAACTTGATGTAGACGAATACATTGAGGAAGCTTTTGAGCGTTGCGGCTTAGAGGTGAAGACAGGTTATGATTTAAAGACAGCAAAGCGTTCTTTGAATCTTATGTTGGCTGATTGGGCAAACCGTGGATTAAACCAGTGGACGATTGCACAACGCACTGAAACGATGGTTGAGGGAACAGGAGCATACGCTCTTAGTACGGATATTATTGATATTTTGTCCGTGGTTGTTCAACGTGACGGAACGGACTACTCTTTGTCTAGGTTAAGCCGAGAGGAGTATTTAAACATACCCAACAAGGCCACCAAAGGTCGTCCTAATCAATTTTTTCTAGATCGACAAATTATACCTAGTTTAAAAATTTGGCCCACGCCGGAAAACAGTACAGACGTTGTGTATTATAATGCACTTACGCGCATGGATGATGCGGACACATATATTAACACTTTAGACATGCCTTTCAGGTTTTACCCCTGTTTAGCCGCGGGTTTGGCTTATTATATCTCGGTAAAACGAGCCCCGCAACGCGTACAACTATTGAAAGCCATGTATGAGGAAGAGTTTGAACGCGCAATGACGGAAGACCGTGATAGAGCTTCGTTTAACGTGGTGCCGCAGTATCAGTACTATAGGACGGGTTGATGACCAAGTTTGCAAGTGGAAAAAACGCTTTTGCAATTTCTGACCGTTCTGGTTTTCGGTATCGGTATAAGGATATGCGAAAAGAATGGAACGGTTTGTTGGTTGGTAGGGATGAGTGGGAAGCCAAACAGCCTCAGCTAGGTCCTTTTAGAGAGGTTTCTGATCCGCAGGCTTTGCAGGATGCACGTCCTCAGTTTCCTGATACGAACACGCCGTTTATGGTTAAAACTACTAACGGAATTACTTATTTAGGAAACGGGAACTGGGCTACGTCAGGAACCGCGGAACTTCCAACGGAAATAAACAATACTGTAGCTTTAGAGGGCTCAGTAGGTGAGGTCACGGTGACAACATGAGCTACACATACACAGCACTTAAAACAGCCATACAAGATTACACGGAAAACGACGAAACAACGTTTGTTAAAACCCTGCCTATTTTTATTAAAAATACAGAAGAGCGTATTTTAAAAAATGTACAGTTAAGCTTGTTTCAAAAGAATGTTTCTGGAACTCTAACTTCCAGCAATAAGTTTTTAAACTGCCCCAGTGATTTTTTAGCTCCGTTTTCTTTATCCTTTACTAATAGTAGTACTCAACAAATATTCTTAGATTTTAAAAACTCGGACTTTGTTCAATCGTTTACCCCGAATGCTGCGGTTACGGGACCGCCTCGGTATTACGCGCAATACGATTTACAAAACTTTATTATAGCGCCTACACCGGACAGTGGGTACGCGGTGGAGCTTCACTATTTCTATCGTCCGTTAAGTTTAACGCAGAGCGCCTTTACGTTAACGTTAACCAGTGTTGTAGGTACTTTTACCGCGGCGGATACGATTACTGGATCAACTAGCGGTCAATCTAGCGGAGTTAACGCTGTACCGTCTCCCACAACGCTGACTGTTGTAATTCCAAGCGGCGACTATGTTGTTGGAGAAACGATTACGGGAAGTGACACGGGTGCTACCGCGGTAATTTCAGCTATTGGAGCGGATACAACTGTTTCGTGGCTCAGTGACAACGCCGAAATTGCCATGTTGTACGGCTCGTTGATGGAAGCCTACATTTTTATGAAGGGTGAGCAGGATATGGAAGCGTTATATGAGAAGCGGTTTGGAGAGGCTATTATGGGACTGAAGATGCTGGGAGAAGCCAAAGAAGTTACCGATGAATACCGTACTGGACCTGTAGTGAGGCCAAAACAATGAACAATATGTCTTTTGGCGTGTCCATGTCTAACGATTTTAAGGTTGGTGTTGAGACTACGAATAACCGAGGCTTTACGCCGGAAGAAACTGCGTTGCGTTGCGTAAACAAGATAATTGGTGTTTCCGACAACGCTCCCCCTGCCATACGGGATCAGGCCCGTGCATATCGCTCCGAAATGGAGAAGATAATTTCGGTGTATATGAAACAGGCTATCCAAAGTGACCGTACTACGGTATACAATGCAATAAAGGATTCTGGTCAACCTGAGTTGGCCGAATATATAAGGAAAATGTAGATGGCTTTCAGTGGCAACTTTCTATGCACGTCGTTCAAAGTAGAACTAATGAAGGGCGTACATAACTTTACGGCAGCAAGTGACCAATTTAAACTGGCCTTGTATGATAACAGCGCCAGTTTCACCGCGGCAACAACTGCGTACACTTCTAGTAACGAGATTACTGGTACGAATTACACAGCGAAGGGCAACTTTCTTACCAGTGTAACACCTACGTCCAGTAGTACAACGGCGTTTACAGATTTTGCTGACGAGGTGTTTTCTACGGTAACCATTTCGGGAGTGCGGGGCGCGTTAATCTTTAACGAGGCGGCATCTGGTGATCCGACGGTTTGTGTACTAGATTTTGGCGCGGATAAGGCGGCTAGTTCTGGCGACTTTACGATTGTATTCCCCACGGCTGATGCCTCTAACGCGATTATTCGGATAGCCTAATGGCTGATCCGGTTGCAGCCTTTCAGGGGTGGAATAGCTCCATACAAGGATGGAACACGGGTACTTGGAATACCAACGTTGCCTTTCCATTAACTGCGACCGCTTCAGTTAACAGTGCGGCCCCTAATGTTGCGGGCGATGCTTTTGGGCAAGCTGGCGCTGTTGTGGGCACAGGGTCAGTGGGCTCTGTAACGGTGGTTGGTGCGGCAAACGTTTCTGTAACGGGCGTTGCGGGCACCTCGGCGTTAGGTAGCTTTTTTACAACAAACACAGAAGTTCAAATGACTTCTGCCATAGGCACTACAACCATTGTAGGAGCCGCAAACGTTGAGGTCACGGGAGTTAGTGCTACGGGTCAAATAGGCGAATTACGGTCTGCTTGGAGTAACATAATTCCCTCTCAAACGTCTAACTTTACAAACATCACGGTTGCTCAAACACCGGATTGGGTTGAGATTGAGCATGGCCGCGCAGCATAGGATAATAACATGGCAAGCGTATATACAAACGATCTTCGTTTAGAAGAAATTGGCTCCGGAGAACAATCGGGTACTTGGGGCGACACAACTAACACCAACTTAGAACTTATTGCTGAAGCGTTTGCTTTTGGCACTGAGGCCATTACGACTAACGCTGACACACACGCCACTACGATTGCGGACGGTGCGACTGATCCGGGTCGCGCTCTGTTTTTAAAGTATACAGGAACTTTGGACAGCGCCTGCACCATTACTCTTGGTCCTAACACGGTTAGCAAGATGTGGTTTATTCAGAACAGCACCAGCGGTTCGCAGAACATCATTATTTCTCAGGGGTCGGGTGCTAACGTCACAATTCCCGCGGGTCAAACCAAGTCTGTTTACTCTGATGGCGCAGGTTCTGGTGCCGCGATAGTTGACGCCTTTGCCACGCTTAATGTTGTGGACTTGTTGGTTGATGACGATCTGACTGTTGCTGGAGATGTAGCCGTGACAGGTGATTATTCTTCCACAACTTCTGGCACATCCAATCTTCGTCTTGGCGTAAACGCAGGTAACTCAATACAGTCTGGCGGCAACTACAACGTGGCTGTGGGCGATGAGGCTGGTACTGCTATTACTACGGGTGATCAAATAACTGCTGTAGGCTATCAAGCAGGTGCTGCTATGACTACATCCAGTCAAAGTAGCTTTTTTGGGTATCAAGCGGGATTAGTAACTACAGGACCCGCAAACAACTTCTTTGGCTTTAGTGCAGGTAAAGCAAATACTTCTGGCATCAACAATGTAGCGATGGGTAATTTAGCTCTATCTACAAACGTAGACGGAGATGATAACACAGCTATAGGTTCGAATGCTTTAAGAAACTTAGAACCTGCGGATGGTTCATCTTATAACACTGCTGTTGGTTCTCAAGCAGGGTATGCAGTCACAACAGGCACATCAAACACCCTCATAGGTGGACTTGCTGGTACTGCTTTGACTAGCGGTTTTGGTAATACTGCTGTTGGAGTAAACGCCTTAAAAACAGAGGATGCTCATGGGTCTAATGTTGCTATAGGTTATAAAGCACTGGAAGATTTAAACGCAGGTGCAGAAGGCCAGAACATAGCAATAGGTTATGAATCTGGTCAAAATATAACAACAGGTGTAGAAAACACTATTGTAGGAACTAATGCAGGTGATGCATTAACAGATGCTGATTTTAATGTAGCTGTTGGTAGAAATGCTTTAACTGCGGATACATTAGGTAGTAAATCTACAGCAATAGGTACAGGAACGTTAAGTACACAAAACTTTACGACAGCTACGGATACTTACAATACTGCAGTAGGATATAACGCAGGTACAGCAGTAACAACAGGTGTACAAAATACCCTTATAGGTGGTCTTACTGGTGATGCTCTCACTACAGGTAGTTATAATACTGCACTTGGTTATGGAGCTTTAAGTGCAGACGATTTGGGTTCTCAAAATGTAGCTATTGGTTATCATGCCCTTGTAGCACAAAACTATGCTACAGCTACAACAAGTTATAACACAGCAGTTGGAACAAGTGCAGGTGCAAATGTTTCAACAGGCGTACAGAACACCCTTATTGGAGGGGCTGCTGGTGATGCTTTAACTGATGCTGATTACAATGTTGGATTAGGCACTGGGGCTTTGTCTGCGGATACTTTAGGAAGCAAAAGTACAGCAATTGGAACTAATACTTTACACTATCAAAACTTTACTACCGCTACTGATACTTTTAACACTGCGGTAGGTTATAATGCAGGATTAGTAGTCACAACAGGTATACTCAACACATTAGTTGGTGGTCAAGCAGGTGATGCTTTGACTGCAGGTGGTCGTAATGTTGCAATGGGTAAAGGTGCATTAACTAATGACACATTAGGTAGTAGATCAGTTGCTCTTGGTCAGTCTGCACTAGCAGCCCAGAACTTCACAACTGCTACTGACAGTCACAATACTGCTGTAGGTCATGCAGCAGGAGCAGCAATCACAACAGGTGTAGCAAACACCCTAATTGGTGGTTTAGCTGGTGACGCACTTACAGATGCTGATAGTAATGTAGCTGTGGGTCAAAACGCTTTAAGCACAGATACTTTAGGAAGTAATTCCACAGCTATTGGGCAAGGTGCTTTAGCTAACTGCAACTTTACTACTGCTACAAGCACTCATAATACAGCCGTTGGTTACGATGCAGGTAGTGCACTTTCAACGGGTACACTTAACACTTTTATCGGTAGTACAGCAGGTGATGCTATCACTGACGGTGCTGATAACGTAGCTTTAGGTTACAATTCTTTAGGTGCGGATACAAGAGGTTCTAAATCCACGGCCCTTGGAAAAGAAGCGTTAAAAGTTCAAAACCAAACTACATCTGTAAGCACCTACAATGTTGCCGTTGGTTTTAAAGCGGGGGTTGCAGTCACAACAGGCGTAGGAAACACATTTGTAGGTGCATTGGCAGGTGATGGTACTGATGATGGTAATAGAAACACAGCCGTTGGGTACGCAGCACTCAATGCTAACTGTAGTGACGAAAACACAGCGGTTGGCGAAAATGCTTTAGGCCGTTGCACAGGTGCTACTAATACAGCATTAGGCAAAGATGCAGGTGAATATGTAACAAGCGGTTCTAACAATCTTCTTTTAGGGCCTGACACAGGCGTTTCAGGAAGCCCCGGTGGGCAGATTACTACTGGTACTAATAATATTGTGGTAGGTGACGAAAATAATGATGCTGCTTACATCCAAATAGATTGGACTGTATCATCAGACCAACGTGATAAGACTGACTTTACAGCCTTAGACCTTGGCTTAAACTTTGTTAAGGCGTTAGCACCTGTAACATATAAATGGGATAAACGTTCTAAGTATGGTGATAAATATGCGGATGATTATGATCTTAATGCACAGACACCAGACGGTACGCACAAAGAAGATTGGCTGGACGTAGGTTTTAAAGCACAAGAAGTAGAGGCACTAGAAATAGCTGCTGGGTATAAGATTGCTGACAAAACAAACTTAGTAACATCACTTACTTCTGATGGCAAACAGTATGGGATGCAGTACAGCAAGTTTGTACCAATTTTAGTCAAAGCAATCCAAGAACAGAACGCATTAATTGAAGCACTCACTGCAAGAGTAGCCACACTAGAAGGGTAAGCATGGAGTTAATACCAAGACATTTTCCAAACGTAGGAGTAGTTGAGGCTCAACTACCAGAGGACGTTGTTGCAAACATTTGGACAGTGATCAACGAAGCACGGGACAAGCCAGAGGATATGAAGCCTGAACTAGCAGGTAACATCAGTTCTTCCATCAGGTTGGACTCTAGCTCTCCGTTGCTTGAAGAGTTTGTCACTAAAACAATACCGTCCTTTATGGATAGCCACATGCAAAACTATGGCGCTCCTTGGAGGGCTGTGATGAAAGAAGGCCAAGGGTTTAGTTTAGAAAGCCTTTGGGTCAACTTTCAAAAGCAGCATGAGTTTAATCCACCGCATGACCACAGTGGCGTGTACAGCTTTGTAATCTGGATGCAGATACCAACATCATATGCAGAGCAAAAGAAACTACCTATTTGTGCTGAATCAAATGCGGATAACCACATATCTAACTTTGCATTTAGCTACACAAATACTCTAGGCAGGGTATCAACCTTTGCATATAATATGGAGAAAGAAGCAGAAGGTTACATGGTTATGTTTCCGTCAACAATGCTTCATCAGGTCTTTCCATTTTACGACAACGATGGAGAAAGAATATCCATCTCAGGCAACATAACAATTGAGGATAAATAAATGACACGTACAGCAGATGAAATTACACAAGCCCATG